CCGGAATTGGCAAAAGAAATCAACTGACGATGACCAACCCTAATGGCTGGGACTGCTTCGGAGTCAGATGATCCCCCATTCGCAAAGATAGTGCCGCTGAATCGACCAGACCCACCGAACCTCACCAACTCGACGCCGCCTGGGTCGGTTCCAATGATGAACGCGCCAGCAGTCGTGAATCCACCGCGATATATCCCACCAGACACGAATCCAACAGAGTTCTCTGACCCGATGATAAAACTTTGCGCACCGCCATAAGCTGCATTTCCACTGCTGTTTAGTACTAAGTATCCCTGCGCTGGGGAAATGTCGTTTCCAAACAGTTGCACAGTAAATGCCGACGCGCCTGCGCTAGTGTTTCTCTGAGTTACGAAGTTAATGCTGGTGTTCTGGTTTCCCGTAGTTGAAAAACCGCTGGCGGTGACTGGCCCGCTCGCCGTCACCGTCGTACACCCCAGCGCCTGCATATTGACGCCACCCGCAAAGGTGACGCCAGTTCCTGGGCCAGCGCCGAGCGTTGCCACCGTGGTGCCGTTGCTGTTTTTGAGTAGTAAACCAGCAGAGGTTGAAGCACTAATAGAAGTAAACGTAGGATTAGCACCAACAGCAACAAGATTCCATACAGCAGCGCCAATAGCTACACTATTACAAGCGTACCGTAATCCTGTAGTTGTGTTCTGCCATTCTTGGCCTACAAAATATCCTGCACTAGCATCATCTGATACAGTTGGTGCAGTAGTCATAACTATCAGCGGAAGAATAGTTTTAGCCATTTAAGTATTTTAACCTTGTATTTTAGAATGCAAGATAGAAGTTATTCTTTTGGTGGGTAATACTCTACCCACTTCCGTAAAGGACATATCATAATTGCGAAACGTGCTTTGATATGCATGTAGCAATTACACTCTTTACAACGTGTGTTTTCATGTTGAAACTGTGGGCATTGGTTGCAGATAGATAAGCGTTGTTCGTAGATGGCTTCTGGTGCTGTTGAGGGATGGAGGATTACTTTTATTGTGTCGGTTATAAGGGTCATGGTGAGTACGTTCTAATTTCCAATAGGTAATCAGAGGTCCCAGATGAAGAGAGCAAGACTGGAAGATCGAACTCAGTATCTAGAAGTGTTGTATAGGCTTGGTGGCTGGAGAAAGAAGTGGATGTCGCTCTAAGCTCTTCTATGCTGGTCCATTTGCTTATTCTGGTGTCATACCACAGCAATACGGCGCTACTAGACCTACCAACAGCAACTGGATTGTTCATGACTATGTAGAGTTCTCCACTGCATTGAAAACACCCCTTGATAGTTCCGAGAGTAGAAAAGTTCTCTACAAAACTGGATAACTGGTACAGATCATGAGAAGTAGAAAAGTCGTATAGACATACCCCTTCTTCTGTTGCGAATAGGACGCCAGCACTTGATGCTGACAACTCTATTATTGGGAAGTTGTTGTCCTGAGTTATGGTCCCCAAAACTCCAGACCATGTCCCGTTGTACCTATAGAGTTCTCTGACATTATTAAATCCCGAAGTTCTACTTGTGACGATGTAAATGTATCCGTCATAGTCAATGATTGTACCGTCTATGTTATTTGAAGTTGGTCCGTCTATGTAAGTTATAGATCCTGCTGTAGGTTTCAAAGACATCAGCGCGTTCGTCGGTCGTAACGCCATTCCGTTAATAGTGTAGTACTTTCCACCGTATTCTGCAATCTTTGGGAAACCAGCATACGTCGCATTTGTACCTAGACTAGTAAATGTAGTACCGTCAAAAGTGCCCCAAGTACCGCCCCTGACATATATTTCAGTTCCGCCATTGGTCAGTGTAACACGCGTATCCGGACTAACCAATACAAAGTCAGTACCGTTAAACTTTCTTAGTCTGGTCGTAAACGTGTCGTGAACGTACTGACCTATACTCAGATTGTATACGCCTGTAGGAAAGATGTCTACAGGAGTACCGCTAAAATCAACAACACTGCTGAAGAATTTTTCGTGAACCAGCCTCCAATCAGTACCGTCATGAACATAGAGTTGCTTAGCTCTGACCCAACCGCTTCCGTCATGTACGAATGCAGAAACGAAGTTTCTTTGATAAACTCCAGCTTGATAATTGATGTAGCTTATAGGTTTCATTAGTACACGAAGTGCATCTGGCCTTTCTTTCCAGATCCTGTAGGAACAGCCGGAGAACTTGTGATGGTAGCTACATCACAAACACTATAATCAACTCCACTTCTTCTATTTATAATAGTGCCATCTGTATTTATCTTTACAGAAGTGTTGCTATCTATGTAAACAGTAATGATACCTGTGACATTACTTATTTCCACATATCGTGTAGCCGTTACAAATATCTTTTGAGAACCAGTACCTGAAGTACTATTACCTAAGACTACGTTCGCTCCAAAAGCAAAACTACTTCCTACTCTCCTAAGTACAGTACCGTCAGCAGCCGCAATCGAAGCTTGAGAAGTAGTAGAGGCTGTGTTGTTAGCAAGTATAGAATACGCAGCTAGATACGGAAGGTCCGCTTCAATTAGTGTATCCCACGTCATAGTTGAAGCAGCTGCATTAGAACGCAAGAACTTAGCTTGCGTACCTGCTGTAGCTAATAACCAAGCAGGATCACCACTACCAGTAGCCGTAGCTCTAGCTAAAACAGACGGACCACTTACAGCAGCGAAGTGTGACGGTGAGATAGTTCCAGAAGCTAACTGACCAGCGCCAACAGCACCAGATGCTATCTGAGTTCCGCCTACAGCACCATTAGCTATCTTACCAGCTGTAACTGCTAGATCAGCTAGTTTTCCAGTAGTTACATTTAGATCTAGTATCTTAGCAGTAACGACAGCATTAGCTGCTATAGTAGGAGCAGCTAGTGTACCACCTAGATCGCCAGTGAGTACGAAAGTAGAATCTAAAGCATCAGTAATTCCGTAGCCAGCTAGAGTAGTTGGTTTACCAGATGTTATAGCAGACCAATCGTGATTGTGTGCAGATGGTGCATAGGTAGCGGGCGGACCAGTTATCTTACCCCATGCAACACTATCAATCTTAGCATTGGTTATCGCAGAATCATTTATCTGTATAGTATTGATCTTAGCAAACGTCAATACACCACCAGTTCGCATAAGAACTGTATCTTCTGCTGATGCTTGTAACGCTGATATGCCTGCTGTAGATCCTGTGGAATTACCTAAGATAGTAGTGCTGGCAAGAGTGCTAGTAATATCCGAAAGAAGATGCGTGTGTGCAAAGTCAGTAACGTCAGCTTTGACGTGTGTATGTGCAGCAGGAGTGTATGCAGTAGGTGCACCAGTTATCTTACCCCAAGCTACATCAGCTATCTTAATGTTTGTTACAGCCGCATCTGCTATCTTAGCGTTGGTTACTGCACTATCTGCTAACTTAGCAGTTGTTATACCTAAGTCTCTAAGACCGAAGTGTAACTCGATATCATCACTATTTACAAGTCCTGAGTCACCAGTCTCATTTCTTCCCATCGTAATGGATATAGGTGAACCAGAAATATCAAATGTTAGCGTAGTCCCGTACAGAGATGTGTAGTTATATAGTACAGAATCTCCTGGATCTTGCTTCGTAGCCGTTCCAGAATAATCAACTAATTGTACTGTACTAAGTGTTCTTACAGCATCAGTCTTTATATCTACACCCCTAGCCGCCATGAACTCAAGACCACCTGTCTCAGTTTTAACACCTAGTAATCCATGTGTGTATCTCTTATCTAAATCTGTAGTAAACCAGTTGATGCTGTCAGACCCGATCGTAGGTCTGTACATCAGTATACCCTGCTTATACACTGGTGGTGTAATCTCTAGCTCACCAGTGATTCCATTGGTAGATAAAATACGATTGGTTCCACTATAGTTAAACCAATCTAATACACCAGAAGCATTTGTTCTTCTTATAGTATAGGCTGGACCAGGAGTCTCTACAGTACCACCACCTGAGCCACCACTAGCTCCAGCACCACCTGTACCTGGACTAGTAGAGGTATCAATAGGATCTGGTTTAACAGGTATAGTCTTAGTAGGTACTTCTGCTAACTTGCATCCACGTAAATCTACAGCAGACTGCGAGTATCTAGCAATTACTATTACATTTACTTCACCAATTGATAGAGCGTAGTCTATCGACTCAAATAGACCTATACCTTGTAGAACAAAGTTAGCTGATCCTAATACATAAGATATAGACGCCCCACTTCTACCCATTATAGAACTGAGAGAAGCATCGTCAGTTAGACTAGGATAGTTATTTACTAGTGCTGCATCTAATGGTTCATATGTAGCTAGAAGCTGGACTCCACCTACTAGATGGAAGGATTTTCTGATTGTCGAATATAGTGATGCTGCACCTAGCTTCTTGAATCTTGTGATTGCCCATTCAGCAGAAGCCTTAGTCTGAATACAGTCCCATCCATATTCTATATACTCTTCATCTTCGCCAATAGGATCACGATCTTCAATAGGTTTAAAGAATGGATCGTTCCATGCTCCATAACCTGCTTTTAGATATGCTTTGATACAGTCTCTATTAGTATCTAGTGCGACAGTCTTAAACTTGCCTACACTAATAGATGCAGTGTTCTCTTCGAGGTTGTTAGCATCTACTACGTTGCCGTTCCAGAGTCCAGCACCGTCTATAGTTGTAGCTATAGTATCGTAATAATCTAGATTACCGTTCTTGTTCCAACGCAGAGCGTAGGATAGCTGGAATAGAATCTTATCCAGCATTTCAGTATATGACTGACCAGAACAGATGAACCCAATGTTAGGTTCTGTTATTACAGATGTGTAGGTAACAGGATTTAGATTAGAGTCGCTGAACAGAAGGTTAAACTTATTAGAAGACATCAGCAGATTGTAGACGATCTGTCTAAAGTCGGCACCATAGGTATCGCTGCTATAAGCACAATCAATATAAAGCTCATTACTCTTTGCACCGATATTCATACCAGTGGGTGGAGTAGTTAGCTTAACTCTTATCAGTGATGAGTAACCGTATTCAGTTACACCTTGTTCAATAAGAGTAATCTTATCTGAAGGAATCTGAATCAGCCCGTCTTCACCTTCACAGTAGACTTTAGTAGAGGAATCTACTTTCGTATAGCCGTTGTTTAAGTAATGGTTGAAGGATACTGCACCAGTGTAGCCAATGAGCTTCCAAGTGGTTATGTTAGCTGTACCACCTACTAGTGCTACTGTTGGATTACGGAAGTAGAGTTCTACTGTATCGTAAGGAGCTACACTTGAGCTTCCTCCGTTACGAAGACCAACTGGTATTTTACTAGAGCTTATGGGGTCTAGCTCATAACTTACAGAGTTTACTCCTGTAGCATCCACGATTAGCTTATGACTGCCTAATCTAACACCACCGAAATTGTTAGTTCTTGCATTACTAGGTATTCCTGTAAAACCAAATTTTCCTGTTAGAGACTTATCACCATGGGTTACGAAGTCTATATTCAGTTGGGCATCACTATCCCAGTTCATACCATACTTAAAACCGTTTACCGCTGCATATGTCTGCGAGTCTGCTATAGCGCCGGTGCTATCTATATAGGATACATTTAACTTCATGTATCCTAGCAGTGTATTAGGCTGATTTAGGTCCTCTGATCTTAAAATAGCGCTGTATTCATTTACGGCTATAATATATGGTGTATTTGGTGTATATGACAACGCAAACAATCTGGAATAGTAATCTTCATTACCATCATAATCAGATGGCTTAGTACCTTTTACACCATCAAAAGTAGCATTTGGTGCTTGTCCACCAGTAGGAGCATCTGCATAATTTTGCCTCCACGTACTTACTCTAGTGAAAATCTTCCCACTATAATAGAAAGTATCTCTAACAGCAGAAGTAATAGACACCTTGTTCGTACCACTGTTATAGCTTAGAGTACCTGAGATAACCTCATCAGTACCCATGCGAAGACGAACAGTAGTATTACCACTGTTGATTAGCTGACGAAGTATGGATGAGTCGTATGATGGAGACTCTAGAACGATTGAGGTAGCTACGGTATCATAGTCTTCTGGTACAGTACCAGAGAAGTACGCTTTAGTGGAAGAGCCTGCTCCTAGATCAATGTCTGGATAACCTCTAAGCATCTTCACTCTAGGTATTGCACCATAGACTGTTGGGATTACTTTAGGATCATAACCAGTATTGAATGTTAGAAGTTCAGTAGCACCAGCATCAGTAGTGGCAGCGATTATTCTATCATTAGCTACAGTTACATCTAGCAGATTGAATACACTTTCACCTGTTGATTCAGTCCAAGACGTATCAGCATCTATTTCAAAGACACCAAAGCATACACCTTGGTTAATATCTCTAGCTAAGTTAGCAGCATCAATTCCCCATATTGAGAAACGGATTGAATCAATAGGGGTACCTGCTGCCCAAATAGCTTTAGTTATAGAGCTATTGACATATGGAGTTCCGTTAGCTACGTTAGATAATACAGAGAAAGATGCTGTACGTCTGATTAGACCGGAGCCTAAAGCTTGACTAACAGTGGAAGACACATTTAGTTTAGCTAGGATAGCCTCTACTTGAAATAGAGCACCCTTAAAGTAAACGTAGCCACCGAACTCTTCTAGCAGAAGGTTCTCAGATAAGACTGCTGTAGGAGTCATATCTGCTGAGTGCAGAACTACAAAGAATACAGGCCGACTAGTTGTAGCACTAGTGGATGCTAGGGTGCCTATATCACGCATTATAGTTTAATCCTTCTAGCAGTTATCGTCCAGCCATTTGATGTAGTAGCTGCTCTTAAGTTCTGTACTTGTGCTACACCAGCACCACTTAGAGCGGCTGATAGCGTTACTGGAGAAGAGTTACCTTGTACAGCTAGGACTTCTTCACTGTAATCTATAGTCGTAGCATCTGCACCGGAGGTACCATTGTGTGTAGCAGTTACTATGGAGGTTCTTGAGATAGTACCATTTGTTATAGAGACAATCCATAATACAGTCTTATAGCTATCTACTGATGCCGTCTCTAGTGTCTTTGTACCATCAGCTATAGAAAGAGAGTTAGTAGTTAGTGGGCTATGAGGGCTATTGGTATCAGCTATATGGAGTGCTAGAGCGTTTGCCATAGTAGGATCAATTTCGTATTCTTCTGGAGAATTAGTAAGGTCTAGAATATCTATGTTGAAATCAAATAGAGCTTCATTTATTCCAGCAGATACAGCAATACCAATCTGTTGTAAACCCGTATCAGAGTAGTCTATTCTATCTGATATACACCGTACAACTTTAGTTGTACCGTATGAATCTTTATATTTTATCTTACTACCACCCCAACCAACTAGCCCTAGAAACACAACTAGCGCAGACTTCTCACTATCTGGTACAGCTTTAAACTGTAGAGAAATCTGGTTGTTGATATTTCTGCCTCTGTCATAGATAAGAGTTCTACCTGCTCTAGTTCTACTTATCTGGATGTTACGCCCATCCACAATAGAGTTACCATGCTCTGCTGCTTTTAGAGTAACAGAGTAAGTTGCAGACCCCTCCGCTACATTGGAGGGGTACCAAAACTTCGTTGTGTATGGATGGGCGTATGTCATTTAATTACCACTGTTCCAAACTTCTTAGAGGTTATAGTACCTGTACCAGTAGATTGCACGGTAGGAAGTGGGGACGTAGTTGTAGGGTAGCTTGTTTTAATTGTATTGTTAGCTGCTTGCTTATCAAGTGTTTTCTTAACAGCAGTAGCTACTTGCGAACTATCTAGAGTTGGCGTAGCAGTGTTGACTGTAACAGGTACAGTAGTATTGTTATTAACCATCATGTTGTTCTGCACAGCTTGTCTATACATAGCATATACGCCTGACGCAAAACTCCAAGCAGAAGATACTGAATCTGCCATAAGCATAGATGCGTCTGCCATAGACTCAAAGGCTGTCTTGGTTGTATCAGTAGCCTTAGTCAGAGTGCTAGTGTACTCTTCTCTATAGGACTGAAGTTGCTTTATTTCTGCATCTATTGTATCTATCTGACTCTTATTATCTTCCCACTCTTTGGGCATCTGATACTTAGTATTCCCGTATATATCAGTGACTCCTGGTCTATCTTGCACCCACTTAGTCTTACCATATAGATCAGTACCGCCTGCTCTCCAATTCTCATACTGAGAGTTGGTGGCTGAGAGTGCATTTCTCTGTCCCATTAAGGAAGAGATTCTTCCTGTTCTAGCATCTATAGAAGAGCTAGATGTCCCACCGGAATAAGGACTACCTTCACCACCATAAGAAGCATGCTCATATCTACGATCAAACTTAGCTTGATCTATCTCTGCCAGTTTACGATCTATCTCTGCTATCTTAGACGCATTAACACTGCTTCCCTGTTGTGTAGAAGTCTTGTACTTGGCTTTACCGTACTTATCATAGCCTACAAGTACCTGTGATTTAACATCTGAATTTACAAGCTGTGCTCTTTGTGTTTGGAGAGCCTTTCTCTCTAGGTCTAAGGCTCTCTGATCACGCATGTTGTCTAGGGACTCGCCTTTTCTAGCTGCGGACTCTCTATCGCGTTCTTCTTCCTCTATATCTTTACGCTTGCGTTGCTTTAAAATAGAATCTTCTAGCTCCTTAGTGTGCTTCTTATAGGCTTCTATATCTGCATCTATAGCGTCTTCATTTAGTTTATACAGGTCTGCTAAACGCTCTCTACCGGCCTTTAGGTCTTCAGTAGTTCTAGAAAACTCAGGTACATCGCGCCCTTTTTTAAGATCGAGTTCCCTGTTTGCTTTCTCTGCTGCTCGTAATGACTCTTCTTGTACAATAATAGCATTTAACTCTGCTGCGATAGCCTGCTTCTTTTGCTCTCCTTCCTCTAGCATCCAAGCTACATACTGTTTTCTAGCCTCAAGCTCTTCTTCCTGCGTCTCTGTAAGTCTCTCTCTTATGTTGCTTTCTCGTATTTGATCTGCTCTTCTACGTTCTGCACTAACCTTGTCTTTAGTGTCATCCACTGTAGGTTCTATTAGACTGGCTATGTATGTTCCGTCTCTACCGAACTTAGCATCGCGCTTGTTCCCTAGATAGTTCTTAAAATTAGTAGCTAGTTCCTCTAGATTAGAAGCTATATACCTGAAGTCCCCTAGTGCAGTCTTCTCTACATATTTTAAACCTTGCTTTATTTCTATGTACTCTGGAAGTCTTTGTTTTAGATAGAGACTGTTATCTGCTCCGCCTCGACTAGCACTATACTCGCTAAAATTTGTGTTCTCTCCATACATACTACTAGAAAGTATGGAATTAAGCTGCCTTCCACTAGGAGTTTCTGGATTTATACTGCTATCATTCCCTGTTTTCCAACGCCAGTACTTAAAAGCAGTATCTAGAGTATCTGCAAAATCAGATCCCATCTGCTTCAAAGAAGTACCTACTTTAGTACCTACTTTGTCTAAAGTGCCCCATAAAGTATCTAGTTGTCTGTTTGCAGCTATGGTTGCAGTACCCATAGCAGACATAGCAGAAGTATTATCTACTAGTAGTTTTCGTGTTTGTATAAGAAACTGGATACCGCGCTGTGTCTGAATCTCAGGAAACATTCTAGCAATAGCTCCAGAGTCTCCACCAGTTTTAGCTATTAGCTCATCTATAAAGCCTATAAATCCTCTGCCTTCTAAAGCAGTTGATCCAAATGTTACACCAAGCTCATCAAACGCCTTAGTAGCTTGTTTACCTGGAGAAACTAAATCTGCTATTATTCTTCCTATGGACGTAACTGCTTGGGTATTCTTCATGCCTCTTGTCATGGTAGCATACGCACCACCTAGTTGCTCCATAGACAGTCCAGCTGCTTGCGCCGGTGCTAGGATTCTGCCTAGCTGATTCAACATTTCCTTAGTATTTACCTTACCTTTATCTACAATATTAAATAGAATATCATTTACTTTGGTTAGTTCACCAACAGATAAGCTGTATGTGTCTTTAAATGTAGTTAGTATGTTTACAGCCGATCCAAAATCTTCTCCTAGAGCAGTAGCTAGAGTACCTGCCGATTTTCCGAAACGCTCTAAATCTTCCTTATCTATACCAGAAGATAGAGCTTGTTTATAGGATTTAACTACGTCTTCTATTTTGACATTGAATTCTACAGCATTCTTACCTGCCGATATCATCGCATTAGCTAATGCTTTGTCTAGCTCTTGTGTAGAAGCTGTGGACTCTATTAGTAGAGTGGACATGTCTGCCAACTCTTTGTTTAGTTCCTTACCATATAAAGCTAGTCCGCCTAGAGCTAACGGTACAGCTACAGCCAAGCCACCTAGCGCAGCAGTAGCTCTAGACACCGCTATACCAGTAGAATCCATTATGTTTGCAGCTGCATACATACCACCAGCCATCTGGTAGTTACCTGTCATGGTAGCTATGCCTGCACCTACACGACCTAGTTTACCTACACCTATTGTACTAACTGGTGCGACTTTCGGTTGCTTAGCTAATGGAGCATTCTGTAGGCGGAAGTATCTTTGTGCATCCGCTATATCGGCTGCGTTCTGTCTTCTTCTATCTGCGGCTGCTTGCGCTTGGAGTCTGGTATTCTCTCTAGTTATTTGTGACTCTAGTTTACCTCTAGCGACAAGACTTCTATACTCTGCATTAGCTGCGCGCTCATTAGCTCTTATCTTTGCAGAAGATTCACTATCAGAACGTCTCTTAGCTCTTTCTGATGCTGCATCGGCACGTGCGTCTGCTGCCTTATCGGCATTCTTACGTGCATTTCGCTGCTTCTCATCAATAGAGTTCTGCTTAGTAGCTATAGCGTCTAAAGTCTTAGATGCACGTAGATAGGCTTTATCTAACTCTTCTTTAGAATAGAAACCTCCTCCTGGCTTGGCTATCTTATTCTGAAAAGCATTAGAAAAAGATTGGGCAGCCTTTGTAGCCTGCCTATCGAAATCTGCTTGGTCTATAATGATCTTCAGTACTACTGAGTCAATGTGATCACCAATCATAGTATCTATCCTTCTCTATCTCTAATCTGGTTGTAGGCTACTAATTCACAAATATCTTGACGGTCTAAGGTATCAGCCCAAGAAGGCGGCTGGCCGAACCGCTCACAGATTCGTAGAATCTGGTATCGCAATGTTCGGCCAGCCGGTAGCTCATCCTGCTTAGCTTTACTGATCTTTAGTACTGTTTCGTCAAGAGCTACTATAAACTTTCTTTAGCCGTCTCTAGTTCTCTATCAGAGATATTAGCTGCTTGCGCAGCCTTCTCTAGAACAATACTCATGTCACCATCACTAATACCAGCGTCTCTAATCTCTTGTTCTAGCTTACGCATACTGACAATATCAGTAGGAGTATTGTCGAAGGTTAGGCTAGGATCGCCAGCAAGTACAGACCAGAATGCATAGACATTTTGTAGGAAGCGCCACTCATCATACTCGCGTATAAAGGTTGGATCTTCGTAGTTCTCTACACGCTCTGGTGCCTTACCTACCTTGTTCACCATATCGAATGGTGGTCTAGGTCTAGGAATGGTTTCTTCATACATCTTCTTCAATCCCATAGGGAGAGAAGAAACTGTTAGCTCAATTTTAGAGCCATATCTTGGAAGAGTTACCTTGATCGTCTCACGAATCTTTAATGCGTTGCCATTAAACTTCATGTTCTACCTTATGTTGTTGAAACTACGCTATTTATTAGACGTAGGTTCTGGTGGGTTTATCCATTAGTGCTGTGCCGCTGATGCTTAGAGTGTTGGCTTCTGAGCCTTCCTTAAAGCTGAACTTCTCTGCCATAAACTTAGTGAAAGTTAGCGCTTCGTAGTGACCGACATTGCAAGGATCTGCAATACGGAACTCGATAGTAACTGCATAGGGACCGCAAGTATCAGTAGATACCCAACCAGCAGTAACAGCAGGAGTGTCACCAGCTAGAACGTCTTGAACTGATAGGCCAGTCGAAGCGCCGGAGCTATAGTTCCATTGCTCAAACTTGATAGAGAAGTCTAGACTCATAGCAGTCTGATCGCCTGCTCTGCGTGAGTCGATAACGCCTCTATTCATTATGAGAAAGGCGTTACGCATTCTCTCGAATGAAAGGTCGCCGTCGCTGATTGGAATGGTAAGAGTCTTAGGAGTGCCGGAACCATCTTTGATTATGATTGAGCCGTCTCTGAGTGTACGAACAGTAGCCATTGGTTATTCCTTATGATATTTGTGCGGTTGTATGAATTACACAAGTGTGAATCTTTAAACTAGGTGACGTTTGATATATCTGCTTAGAGTAATCGCCTGTCGACCTAAGGTCTAGATAGGTTATTTTAGCATCTAATGTACGGAAGCAACTACTTTTTATGATATGGGTAGCTCTGTGTAGAAATGGTTTATATTTATAAGCCAAATCATACGGAGCGGAGAATTTCTTATCTGTTCTGTATTCTGCGTGTAATGAATGACAGGACAACTGAACAGAATATATTCTGTCGCCCTCTAGACTTTGGGTTCTTCTCTCTACTTCATTTAGTAGATCGAATGCAATAAAGTCAGGTACTTCGTCTAGATTAGGGAATGGCATACCCTTTAGCAGTATAGGTATGGAAGTATCTACTTTAGAAACTATCTTAGCTAGTCCTAAATACAATTCTGAATATGTCGGAAGTGTCATAGCGATTCCTTAAAGTCCTGCCAAATTGCTCGAATGAATCCTTGATGTTTTGAACTACGACCTTGTCCAAATTCGACATACTTTAAATAATAGTCCCACATAGGATTAGCTATACTAAATACAATATTACCATCTTTAATAGTCTCTATAACCTGCCATCCAGACTCCCCAGGTTCGTTACCTATTAAGTACGGAACATAGGCAGCAGGGTGAGACTTGTACAAATCTCTGCTAGCACCACTAGAATCGCCTTTAGCGGCACCTGTATCAACAGGAGTAGCTGCAATAAGGTTTCTATGTAACTGAAATATCTTCTGTCTGTATTTATCTGTATATCGTTTATGATGCCTCTTAGACATTGCTAAGATAGCCTTTTGAAACTCTCTTTGATTACCAAAGCGAAGTACGACTCCCATTATGCAAATGCTTTAAGTGCTAGTCTATAACGAGTGTCTAATGTGCAAATATCTACGGCAGTTATATGCCACTTGTTTTCATCCTCGTCTACGAAAGTATCACCTTCCCTTACGATAACTCCTTCTCTTGGAACCTCTACTACCTTATCTGCCATGTTAAATTCATCATTAGTAATAGCAATGTCTCTAGCACCTATCTGTCTCTGACTAGATGAGTTTCTTACGGCGGAGTTACGGAAGATGCAACCATCTACTTCATACTCTGTTATAGTAGGTGCTATCTGGCCTGTAGCAAAGTCAGGATTAGTACTTCCATTGTTATGGAGTACTTTACCTGTAAAAGAGTTATCGAACACTTCGTAGTCGTCGACTAGACCGTCTCGCAGTAAGTTATCCATATTACGGTCCTGCGTAACCTACAGTTACTTCTTCATATGGACCTTCCTCTGCTGAAATCTGTTCTGATAGTCTAGATATAGAAGTATCTAATTGCTTTAAATACTCTGCCCACTTAATTTCCTGCCCATCTATGTTATAGCTAGGCTTAGGATGAAGCGTAATCTTTAAACGCACGTCGATCATTTGATCACGTGTGCTATAGAGTTTAGCTAAAATCTGCTCATCAGTATAAGCCATTAGGTATTCCTTTATTAAAACAACCCACCGTATTTTACTACGGTGGGTTGAGTGTGCATCAGTCTACCGTAGATTAGGCTACGTCGTAGAACTTAGCTGCGTACCAAGGTGCAACGATCCGAGGCACACCGCGTTCATCAGCACGGAACTGTGCGATAACATCGCGCTCGAAGTCATCCTTATCGTGCTGTGCAGCCTTTACCTGGAAGGGGAACAGAGTACGATACTTGAATGCCTTCTTGAATTGGCCTAGATACCAGTACTTAGCAGCGTTGGCAGCGGTAGAACCGGCTGCAACTAGAAGGTTACCAATCCAAGGTGAGCTAATAACTCTCATACCAGGAACGATATTAGGAGTAATAGCGGTGTTGGTGGTGTTGGTAACGACTCTTAGCTCTGTAGCATTAAGAATGCGCTTTGCAGTCCACTGTAAGCCCCAAGGAATAAGCATGGTATCAGGCATAACACTGATAGGTTCCCCTACGGCACGATCGTCATTCATATCAGCAAACAGCTGCATAGCGGTGTCTATCGAAGTGTAGTCAGTGAGAGTAGTGCTGGCCTTAGCGTTTACACGAGGATCACCCCCACCAGTTAGGACGTAGGTATTGCGAGCAACACCCTTACGCTCAAACCCGTTGTCGATACCTAGTACGGTACGGAGAATACGCTTCTCTTTGTTCGTGCCTAGTCTACCGCCGATGGTCTGTGCCTGTTCGATGATCTTACCAGTCTGATCAAAGAATACTAGTTCTCTGGTTATACCGATCTTAAGACCGCGCTTTACCGAGGTAGGAATCTTGATGTAATCTTCGCCGAACTTAACGCTGGGGAACTCCTCGCCTTCCTTAACAATCATAGCATCATCGTCTATAGGAGCTAGACCAGTATCGAATCCCCCATCACGGGTGGACTTCTCTTCAGTTACTAGCTCATTACCGATGAACTCAGGAGCGGTGTACGAAGCAAGAGCAGCTTCAAATATCATATTACCAGTGATATTGGTGAAGGCAGAGAGGTTGACAGGATCAACCGCTTCCTTAACACCTACGAAAGCGTTGTCAGAGTTAGCATTACGCAGAGCGCGCATACCTTCTCTGCCAAGAGTGCTCTCGGCTACATCAAGAATCGAAATATCTTCGACCTTGATCTTCTTCTCAGTTATTAGTTGTACGACTTTAGCTTCTGCCTCACGGACATCAGCTGGAGTCTTGCATGATTCAAAAACGTGGTGAAACATTTTAGTATTCCTTTTCTATTATCTCTTGACAGGGGTGTTTAGCAGTCTAACCATAACTCTAGTGGCACTAGCACCACTATCTCTAACTACAACACCAACGGCAAGAGCCTTAGTCGCTACGCCAGCGACAGTGTTAAGTAGTGCGTTACCAGCAGCCTTGATAGGACCGACATACTGACCGATGGTATAGGTTCCAGAAGAGCAATCCATTTCAATAGTACCATCCATCTGTACAGGAACTTCAAGATCGCGAGGATCAGTAGTAGCTGCACGGCTACGACCAGTTGACATGCCTAGGAAGGCAGTAGCGAAGTTGGTCTGAGTAGTAGCTAGATCGGTAGTCCAGGTAAAAACAGTAACAGGCACTGCTTTGTTGCTTTCTAGAGCAACAAGATCACCGAGATTGATTGTATTGGTAGGAACTGAGCTAGTAAGCTTTACTGGAGCGAAAACTAGGTCAGTGTTACCCATTCTATGAATGTGAGGCATGATTTATAATCCTTTACTTCTTCTTTATTAGTGAGAGAACAGTATCGACATCAGCAAACTTACTAACTACAGGCTCTTGCTTCTCAGGAGTCTTACCTTGAGGAGCGAAAGACTCCACTACAGTAGCGAAGACTTCCTTACGATCAGCAATCAATTCAGCGACATCTTTACCTGCCACTATTGATTCTCTAACCTGAGTCATGAATAGCTTGCTTTTTGCTTTAGCATCCAGATCCTTAGTAGCTTCGATAACCTTAGCATCTATATCCTTCTCCGCCTTTACAGCTTCTGAAGCAATAACAGTTACTAGGTCTGAGCGATGCTCTTTAAACCCTTCTATAGTAATGTCTTTCCAATCCATTGTTGATTCCTTTGTGAGTTCGTTTTTAGAAAGTTCTTGTAGTAAATCTTGTACCACTGGTGTCAATTTTACAGCCAGTTCGTCTTGTGTCAATGGCTTTCCCTGGTTGTACTCTGACTCATAATATAAGTTGTTGAATGCTGATACTAGTAGAGATACTCTTCTCTCTTGTACTTTATCCTCAACAATACCTTCTGATACGGAAGAGAATGATTCCTTAAAGATACCATTTGTAGTAGCAGGACGTGAAACAATATCTACTGACTTAGGTTTACGAATAGCAACCATAGTCTTTGTAGCATTATCTAGTTTAGCTTCTGCTATGTGTGAGAAGCCAATCTTATTAGGCTGGTTCTCTACCCACCACTTCATAGCCTCATAGTGAGGATGCTTAGTGTTGAATTGCACATCACCAAGCATACCAACTGACTCTTTAACAGAGGTAGAAGTGATGAACCCTATCTTAGTGGTTACGTCTCTATCACCTGTCTCAGTAGGATCGGAGTGGTTTAAGTAGATGTCTAAGCCTTCGTACAGTTTGTGTGCGTCAGTGATGGCTTCCATAGCATACTTATAACCATTCTTGGATTCTAGCCCAAGAAGGTGTACACCTGTCAGAAGACCTGTTTCACTTATAGTTCTAGCTGTACCTAGCTTGACGCTTTCTAATATATTCTGGAACATGTTAGCCTTTCCTTATTGTTACGGTTTCTATTTTTGTTTGATCTAGTTGCATAGGAGTAGGGTGAAAGTGTAGTATTGCATCACTGCTGTCATCTTCAACAACACGTGGTTTTCGATGCTGTGCTTCTTTACAACCTCCTACTACCTCAGCAACTTTCTTAAGTACTTTTGTTTGTTCGTTGAGACTTTCGACTACAGCCTTGCACACATTTTCATATCTTATACTGGCTTCGTTAAACTTCAAGTTAAGTTTATGTGTATCATCTACGTTCTTATCTATCTTACTATCTTTAACTGCTAGTACCTTTGCATTATCAATTTCCCTCTTGTAGTCTCTGTAAAGGAAAAAGCCTACCATAGCCACTAAAAACCCTAGTTTTTCAATCGCTGTTACAATAGTATCAAACCCCATTGTTGCCTCCTGTACCACTATCTGTTTTTTGTCCACCGCCTGCCTTACTAGTTCCGTCGCCACCACCTGTATTAGTATTACCTGCATCTCCTGGCATCTGTTCCCCAGGTTGTGCTGTGTTACGATGCCTAATCATGTTTGCTCTAGACACAGTCCAGTTGTTACCATTCTTAGCGGCTACTTCTTGTGGTGAAGTTGATCCTAGACGCATATAGATTTCATCTGATCTAGCTTCATCAATAGCTTTAGCAATAGCAAGTCTGGGACCATTTACAGATATATTATACTTAAGTTCATTAGCCTCTCTATCTACACCCATAGCTTCTTGAACTCGCCAAAATAGCTCTATATACGAAGTATAGAATTTTGTTTGTTCTGAGCGGAAGTTTGCTATTACAGGTGAGCTAGGAGGTAAAGGCTCCGGTGCTTCTTTACTTAACAACCATTCAACTGGAAGTACGAAGTTAGCTGCGATCATACCTAGATCTTTATCTGCTACAGCTACTAGACCATCTACTTTTATATTGTGTGCTGGGAAATCGTACTCTGTACCTTCTGGAGCATCTATAATAGTTCCAGGGTCGTACTGTCTAGTTCTTACGGTAGCGCCTGCTGTGTTAGTTCTAGAACCAGTAGCTGTTTTATCTAGGAATGACTGAACCTTAGCGGACTTAGCACCTTTGTGCTTACGGATGAGTGCTATCGCAGATTGAATCTGTGCCAGTACAGAAATGTTTACTAGGAGCTTCTCAACTCTACGAAGGTTCGTAAATATAGAGTAGCCTTGCAAGAATCCTCTAGGCGCATCAATATCCACAACATCTTTAGTGTGGATTATGTCCTCTGGAGGTACTGCTTTATATGTATTATTAGTAGGATTTAGAATGTAGTATTTCTTAATTGTCTCATTATCGTTCTTATCGAACTGTATTCCGTAAGGTGCTTCTGTCTTATCAGACTGTATAAATCCAGGATCTACAAAGCGAATTGTAGGTACATCACCAGTACGGAACAGTCTTACAAATGCTTCACCGTCTCGCTTATACCTATTAAGCCAATCAACTGTTCTATTATGCATACTATTTCGCATGCAGAATAGTTTCCAGTTCTCCTTCATAGTAGCTACAGTAGAGTCTTTGTTGGTAGCTAGTTTAGCGGGATCTTCATCTAAATCTTCGCTGTATATATCAATACTAAGACCGGAACCTATGATGTTGTTACGGTAATGATATAGACAGTTCTTGTAAATTTCATTCGATAGACTTAAGTTTCTACTTACATCACGAATCGTTTTTAGTTCTTGTAATGTGAAATCGTAGAATGCTGTTACAGCATAAGTTAGTGGAAGCCAGCCATCAAAATTCTCACCTGATATTTCTTGTCTTTTAGCTAGAGTGGCTTCACTAACTGAAGCGAACGATTCAGAAATAGGAGAGAACATCCCATTAAGGATGTTCATAAACTTCTGTTGTAACTCTTCCTCAGATTGTCTAAGCGCGTCTTGCGTTTTCATAGTGCTTCTTAGCTTTCTTACGTTTAATTAAAAGTTTTTCTTCTGGTGTCATAACTTTAGACAG